ACGCTATAGCACCAGAAGACGGCCCCGAAAAACGACCAATCCAACAAACAAACTGGGTACAATTTCAGCCAGACACTACACGCCGCAGAGAGGGACGCGATGAACATTGTTGAACGGCTCCGCGACCGGGCCTACTCGTTCAAAGCTCCCGACCCGCTGGTGGAAGAGGCCGCGAACGAGATCGAACGGCTCCGGCGGGAACGCGATCACTGGATGGCTACGGCGAGGGCTTTTGACGACCACCTCGCTACCATGCGGGTGATGATGATGGAGCATCCGACCGTGCGGTTTGGCGAAGTGCGCTAGCGAGCGAAGCGACGGTCGCGCGGGGCATTGCGCGGGCTTGCCCCTGCCTTAGAATGAGGCCCACAAGGAGGACACATGAAAGACATCGTTGACGAACTCCGCGACCGGGCCTACTGCGGCAAGTCGGTCGATCTGCTGCTGGATCGGGCCGCCAAGACGATTGAAGACTTGCGGCAACAGGTCAAAGAGGAGCGGACCAAGTCGGTCGATGCCCTCGGCACGGCTGCCGCTTGGATGGGGCTGACTCATGTGCGATGAACGCGACCCAGATGAGATGGCGGCCGAGGAAGCCGAGCGACTGCGTGCGGAGTTGGCCTCGCGGCCTAGCCTCACGATCAAGCCAGGGCAAGCCTATGTCAACGCGGCCTGCCGGGCTGGCTTGGAAGACGAATACAGCGAACGAATGAAGGCGAAGTACGGCGGCGAGTGGTAGTGCGCTATAGCGGCGAGATAAGGCTGCAAGCGTCAGCAAGATCGGCATAGGCTTTTGGTATGCCGCAACGCATTGAGATGTGGAAGCCGCCTCGTGGCTCCGCGAAGATCCGCCGCCTGGAGAGCAGGCCCAACGCCGCAGCTCGCGGGTACTGCGACAACCGGCACAAGGCGTGGCGGCTGGCTGTGCTCATTCGCGACGACTACACGTGCCGCGAGTGCAGCCGGGTCTGCGGCAAGAAGGGCGAGGCCCACGCGGATCACGTGATCCCGGTGAAGGCCCGGCCTGACTTGCGTTACGCGGTCGAGAACGGCCAGTGTCTTTGCCACGGGTGCCATACTCGAAAGACCAACCGCGAAAGCCGATAGGTTCGCGCGTGCGAGGGCTCTGCCCACGCCTTGAGCAAACACCCACCCCCTATGCCGGTTTCGAGGCAAAACGCTTGTACGAGAAAAACCAACTGCTCTGGGGCACGCGTGCGTAGCGGAATTGGCCTTCGTTTTTTGCCTAGGAAATAAGCATGGCGACACGCGGACGCAAACCGAAGCCGACCGCCCTCAAAATCCTTGAGGGAACGAATCGCGGAGCGCCCAAGCGCGAGCCGACCGCCCCCCCCGGCGCGCCGGTCATGCCCGAACGTCTTTCGGTCGAGCCGCTGGCCGTGGCCAAGTGGCAGGAGTTGGTTCCGATCCTGCTCGGCATGAATGTGCTGACGACAGGAGACGGCGAAGCGCTCGCGACTTTGTGTGAGGTGTACGCTGCTGCCCAGGCGTGTCTGCTCGAACTTCGTGCGACCGGGCCGGTGATAAGAACCGATCTCGGTGGCGTGAAGCCGAACCCGGCAGGCCCGCTCTACAAGGGGCTCGTCAGTCTGCAGTCGTCGCTGATGACCGAGTTCGGGCTGACCCCTTCATCTAGGGTGCGACTTGGCACGAAGCAAGAAAACCCCGCCGACGAGTTGGCAGATTTCTTCGCCCGCCATCAAGGCGGCTGAGAAGGCTGGCGTCATCCCTAAGATTGACGAGGGCCGGGCCGCACAGGTTTTCGATTTCTTCGAGAGCATCCTGCGCCACAGCAAGGGCCAGACCGCAGGCAAGGCGTTCACGCTGATGCCGTGGCAGAAGCATGTGCTCGGCAATCTCTTCGGCCGGGTGAAGCCAGACAAGACTCGGCAGGCCCGGGTTGGGTACATCGAATTACCCAAGAAGCAAGGAAAATCCACGACGCTAGCGGGCATCGCCCTCTACGGCTTGGTTGCCGATGGCGAGCAAGGCGCGGAAATCTACGGCGCGGCCTGCGACCGCGAGCAGGCTGGGATCATCTACCGCGAGGCGGCCGCGATGGTCCGCTCGTCGCCCGCGCTGTCTCGGGTGCTGGAAGTGATCGACTCGCGGAAGACGATCATTCACAAGGCGACGAACTCGTTCTATCGGGTGCTGTCGGCGGATGCGTTTCGGGCGGAAGGCTTGAACATCCATATGCTGCTCTTCGATGAGCTTCACGCACAAAGGGACCGTCGCCTCTGGGCTTTCGCCCCCGGCTGAGAGGCTGGGGGCGAAGGCCCAGGCAAAACAAGAGATGCACTAAGGTACGGCGGCGCGGCCAGACGATCCCCGCTCATTCTCTCGATCACGACGGCGGGCTACGACCGCAAGAGTATCTGCTGGGAGCAGCACGCCTACGCGGAGAAGTGCATCGCGGATCCGGCGTTCGACCCGACGTTCTTCGGTTGCATCTACGCGGCCCCGCCGGATTGCGCGGCTGACGGCACGTGGAAAGAGCCTCGGGTGTGGCGGATGGCGAATCCGTCGCTTGGCGAGACGATCACCGAGGAGTCGTTCGCGGCCGACGCCCGCGAGGCGGAGCAAAGCCCGACAAAGCTGAATTCGTTCCTGCGATACCGGCTCAATGTTTGGACGACGCAGGACACCCGGTTCTTCAAGCCCGATGCGTGGGCTGCGTGCGGCGACCCGCTGCGGGAGTTCGGCGACCGCCCCGTGTACGCCGGGCTTGATCTGGCGAGCACCTACGACCTCACCGCCCTGGTGCTCGTCTGCCCAGGCCCAGAGGACAACTCGCTCGACATCCTGCCGTTCTTCTGGATTCCAGAGGCGAACGCTGTCGAGCGGAGCCAGCGGGACAAGGTTGACTATCTCGGGTGGATCCGCGACGGGCACGTGCGAGTGACCGACGGCAACGTGACCGACTACACGGTTTTGCATCGCGATATTCTCGAAATCTGTCAGCGGCATGGCGTGCGTCGCCTTGCGGTCGATCTGAAATTTAACGGCCAGATGCTCGCCAATATGCTGCAAGGGGATGGGGTTGACGTGGTGGGATACCCACAGGGAGGCCGCGCGATGTCGGCCCCTCTGAAAGCGCTTGAGAACCTCGTGCTCGCAGGCCGCGTGCGACACGCTGGGCATCCGGTGTTTTCGTGGAACGCCTCGAACTGCGCTGTCGCCGAAGACCGGCAGGGAAACATTTACCCGAGCAAAGCCAAGTCCACTGAGCGGATCGACGGCATCGTCGCGTGCTGCGAAGGCATCGCGGCGTGGATGGGTGCAGAGCAGCGACCGAGCGAGAACCCCGAAATCTTCTTCATATGATTGCCAAGAACAAAGAACACCGCATCCTCTGGCTCCCAGGCGAGGCCCGCATGTGGGATGAGGACGGCGACTCGCGGAGTTCGGCGGGCGTCCGCATCGACTCAAACAACGCCCACCAAGTCGCCGCCGTGTTCGCGTGCCTGCGGGTGATCGCGGAGACTGTGGCGAGCCTGCCGCTGCACGTCTTGGAGCGGACGCCTGGGGGTGGCAAGCGGGTCGCCCGCGAACTGCCGCTCTATCGCCAACTTCACGCACAGCCGAACGGGTGGCAGACCTCTTTCGAGTGGCGTGAGCAGGCCGTCTTTCACGTCGGCCTCTGGGGTAACGCGTTTTCGGAATTGAAAGCCGGGCAGATCGTGCCGCTTCATCCCAGCCGGATGAAGGTTGAGCGGGTCGAGAACGGCAAGATTCGCTACAAGTTTCGCGAAGACAGGGGCACGGAGACGGTCTACTCGAACGAGCAGATCCTCCAGATTCGCGGCCCCTCCGACGACGGCATCAACGGGATGTCGATTGTGGAGGAGTGCAGGGACGCCATCGCACTAGCCCGGGCTTGCGAGTTGCACGGGGCTCGCTTTTTCGCAGCCGGTGCCCGCCCCGGGTTTGTACTCTCGACGGACGGCAACTTGAACGCGGAGGCCCGCGAGGCGCTGCGGTCGCAGTGGGACCGGCGTCACGGCGGCGTGGGAAATTCCCACAACACGGCCGTGCTCACGGGCGGGCTCAAACCCTACGAGATCCCGCAGTCGAGCAATTCCGATGCGCAGTTTTTGGAGCTGCGGCGTTACCAGTTGGACGAGATCGCCCGGCTCTTCCGGGTGCCCGGCCACCTCCTCGGGTCTGGTGCGGGCAGTGCGCAGGCCGACATTGAGTTCGTGCAGCACACGATCCTGCCGTGGCTGCGCCGGTTCGAGTCGGCGTTCATGCGCGACCTCATCGAGGACGACGATCGGTATCTGATCGAGTTCGACGTGCGCGGGCTCCTCCGCGGCGACTCTTCAAGCCGGTCGGCCTACTACCGGGCCATGTGGGACATCGGCGTTTTGAACACCGACGACATCCGCGAACTGGAGAACATGGACCCGGTCGAAGGCGGCGATGTTCGCTATCGGCCGCTCAACATGGGCACGCTGGGCGAGATGCCGACCGAAGGCGACGTGCTCGCCCAGCAACAGCCGGGCAGCGGGATCGACGGGCAGGCGGTCGAGGGCGGGCTGGCCGCCGCGGCTGGCGAGCCGGTGGTGCCTGCGACGCCGGGCGAGGCTGTCGAGCCAGCGGCTCCGCAAGTCGCGGACGTGAGCCTCAATGGTGCCCAGATCACAGGGCTCATCGCGATTCTGTCGCAAGTCCCGGCGGGCCTCATCACGAAGGACGGTGCGGCGGCGTTGATCGCCGCGTCGTTCCCGAGCATCAACGCGCAGCAGATCGCGGCGATCCTGGCGGGTGTGAATGAGACGATGCCGACGGCACCAGCGGCCGAAGCTCAGACTCCGGCTGTTCCGGCCGGGAGGTCGCTTCCGGTAAGCGAGCGTGACTGCGGGACGGGTGCGGGTGGGTTCAAGCCCGGGAACAAGTGTGCCGGTGGTGAAACCGGAGGCAGCGGAGGCGATTCGTCTGCCGCCTCTGCAGGAAACGACTCCGTCGATTCCGCTGGTGGCGGCAAGGACGGACCTGCTCATGCGCAGGGGAGCAAGGCGCACAGGCTGCGAGAAGACCACCGGAGCGAGAGACGCACTGACAACTACCCGCAAGTTAGGCAGAGCGAAGAACACACTTCAATGCGGCACACGATTGCCGAGCCGCAGTACGACACTCGCGGGCAGTACATTCCGCCAAGCCAGCCATCTGATTGGACGCCAGAGCGTCAGGCTATGCACAGGGAGGTCATCGCCGACGCTACAGCGAGCGTGCCGCGCTCTTCCGAGCCTACCCTGTATATGATGGGCGGCGGACCAGCGGCAGGGAAAAGCAGCATCATCAAAACCGGAGACGTAAAACACCCGGACAGGCACGTCTTGGCAAACCCAGACGTTTTCAAGGAAGACATCCCCGAGTACAGAGACGGGCTGGCCGCAGGGGACCACCGTGCGGCGAGGATGGCGCACGAAGAGTCGTCATACCTCAACAAGCAGGTGATGCGGGCCGCCGCCAACAACAGGCAAGACGTTGTCTGGGACGGCACCGGAGACAACAGCCTGAGCAAACTTGAGTCGCAGGTGCGCGTGTTTCGAGAGGCTGGGTTTAAGGTGCAAGCGGACTACGTGACTTGCGACACGGACACTGCTGTCCAGCGAGCCAAGGCTCGTGGAGAGAAGACGGGCAGGCACGTCCCTGAAGAGCCTATTCGCGAAACGCACGCGCGGGTATCTGAGATTTGGCCGGAGGCCGTCGCTCGCGGGCTCTTCGATCGCAGCGACCTCTACGACACGACCAGCGGCGGAAAGCCTGTATTGATCGCGTCAGCCAGGGGAACCGCTATTGATATAAAAGATCGGGCGGCTTACCAGCGATTCCTAGACAAGGCGAAGCGAGGCAAGCGTGCGGTCAGGAATCGCCGCTAGTCGAGCAGCATATCGGGACGCTGCCCCTTGGCGACCATCTCTTCGACCTGCTTCTTGACCTTCTCGAAGTAGGCTTTCGCCTCTTCGCCCTTGATGCTTGGCGCGTCCTTGCCCATGATCGCATCGCCAAGCAACTGATTCAGCGCGTCACCGTCGAGTGCCATAATTGTGCTCCTGTGAATCTTTAGCATACCACGAGGCGTATACGCCCCCGCACCGGGCCGCTCACAGCAGCAGCTCGCCGGTCACGACGTACTGCTCTGCGAGTTTTTCCATCGCTCGCACTGTCACGATGTATTCGTGCCAGCCGACCTTGTGCTGTGCAGAAGGAGCCAACATATCGGGCGTCAGCGTGTAGCGGTACGTGATGCCTCGTCCCTTCAAGGCGAGTGGGGTCTTGGTGTAGTAGTGTTTGCCGTAGTGCCCAAGGTGGGCCTCGATCTGCGAATCACCGCGACGCTTCTCTCCCATTTCTGGATAGTGAAAGTGCATTCCCATTTCCGTCCTCCTCGCGTCTAAAGCTCTCGATCCATTCCCGTCAGGCAATCGCTGCCGGGAGTTTTTCCCGGTATCCGACCCAACTCCCACCCGACCACCGGAACCCATTCGCCTTGAGGTCGCTCAGGATCTCCCGGGCTGGCTTCTCAGCAAAAGTCACCCGGACGAACGCGTCTCCCTCAATCAGCACTCCGTCGGTGGCGGCCTCGGCGGCCGCGGCCCGCTTCGCCATTTGCTCGACCAGGGCGAGCCGCTTCCGGTCTGCCGCGATCTGCTGCCGCAGGTTCGACAACGCGTAGGGCGGGTACGGGTGAGGCTCCCAAGAGTAGGTCGGCTTGTAGTTCCGAATCTTCTCGGCTTCCGCCTCAGAAACTCCTTCCGGCATCCCTCCGGTCTTGGCGAACTTGGCGTGAGCCTTGTTGACGAACTTCATACGCTCGGCGAGCCGTTCGCGATCCGCGATCCGCTTCTGCAACTGCTCCGCTGCGTTCTCGTCGTCGCTGAAAATGTTCCGCTTTAACCGGCTTTCAAGGGTCACCGCCGCCCGTTCGTGCCGAACGGCCATCCGCTCGGACTCAATGCCAGCCCGCATTCCGTTCTCGATCCGCTTGGCATCCGCACGGGCACGCTTCTCGGAGTGGTGCCCGACCAGAATCGGCTGCCCGAACGGGATCGTGTCGGAAACGGCCTTTGCCTGCTTGAAAGAAGCGTCTGCCTTTGCGACTCGCTTCTCTGCCCACTCGCGGCGAAGCTCTGCCCGCCGCTCCATTCGTTCTCGCATGGTCATTGCTTGCGTTCCTTTCTTGTTGCGTCGATTACTCTTGCTCTGCTCGGAGTCGCTTCATCCGAATGTGCTCGTCGTTGAAACGCTCGTACCCCTTGGCTGCCTCCAGAACCTCCCGAACTGTCGAACCCTCCTTGATGCCTTTCGCCCGCAGCCACTCGATCGGAATCCCGACAATGTCGGACGCCTGCTTCTCAGTCAGCGGCTTGTCAAGGAAATTTGTCATCTCTCTCCCCTTCTTGGTGTAAGTGTCAGCCGCTTGCCGCCATCACTGCCATCGCCTTCGCGTTCGCGCCCCAGTAGTGGCCGATCAGTTCTCCGGTGTAAGCCTGAATGGCGGTCCACGGGTGCTGCTCGGTCTTGGTGTTGGGGTACTTGTAAACGACTCCGACCACCACAGATCCGCGCTTCACGAGGTACTCGGCCGGGGTGTACTGCCCGTTTCTCCCGGTCGCCTTCTTGTGAAGCTCAACGGTCACTTCTTTCGACATCGCTCACTCTCCTTTCTGGGCGGCCGCAGCCGCGACAACCTTCTCGTATTCCAACTCCCACGCTTCCGGCTGGGGCACCATTTTCATGGCCTCGCCGCCATGCCGTGCCGCGTACTCCTTGGCCCGCTTCTCGGAAATCCCGAACATCCGCTGGCTCAT